CGCGGCAAGAATCTGGCGCTCTGCCTTGAGTGCGTCATGGTCGCACGCTTCGAGCACCTTTTTGAACATCTCGGCCTCGGGCAGTGTTTCGAAAGATTCATTGTCCTGCTTGCCATGCACGCGCCACTTCACCTGATAGGAGGTGATGATCCCCTTCGCGTTTTTGCGGGGTATGAGACTAGCCATGTGCCCTAGTTTAATCGACCTTGGGAACACAAGGCCAGAGAATGGGAACAGGCCCGGAAACATCTGCATGTTTCCGGGCCTGATTCGGTCGGGCTAGCGGGATTCGAACCCGATTAGGTTGGGCGGCCAGAACTCGCCTGCATCCCTTTGTTTACGCGGAAGTTGGGCGAAACATTGCCCCATTAGTCCATCCGTTCGTTTTGAATAGAGCCGCTTGATTCCAATGGAAAAAACCAGCCTGTTCCCACTGGGAACAGCATCCGGCTAGCAGCTAAGCCCGCACGCTGGCCCCAGATGGCAGGTACGCCCGCACTAATGCCAGCGTGACGCCCAGCTCCTGTGCAATAAAAAGTGGACTGTCTGACATGCCTTCGGCGGCCGCGTACTCACGGTCATCGATGAGAAGTCTTGCGGCGAAACGGTTGGCCGCAAATTCCGACGCCTCGCTGGTATCCGTGTGCCCATGATGGGCGTGGCCCAGCTCGTGCGCCAGCGTGCACAACTCCAGCGTCTCGGATAGGCCCACATGCAGGACCACTAGCCCGAGGTCTCGGTAGTAGATTCCATTCTCGGCCGGAAGCGCTCCGTGCATCACGCGAACCCCAAGTTCGGCGGCGATACTCATGAGCCGCTCCATGCTCCCCCTTATGGCAATTGCTGCTCAGCTTCTTCCTGGTGGTTGTTGCGCACGGATGCGGCGAGGCCGAACTTCTCTTGAGTCGCAAGCTCGGGGTGGTAGTTGGCGTGCGCTGCTGCTACGAACTCGAATACGTCGAGCCCCAAGGCTGCGCAAATCACCTCTACTTCATCCATCGAGAACGCCCCATCGTCTCGGAGTCGCTTGCTTAGTGTCGGTTGTGAAATTGGCACGAGCTTTGACAGTTGGTTGGCACTAATGCGCTGTTTCCCCAGCTCAGCGCGCATTTGGGCGGATATGGCTGCTGCGAATGGCCCTGCCCCTGCGTTAGTAGTCATGGGAACATCTTAGAACGTTTTGTGCCTTTTTGGGAAGTGGATTTGTATCCCTAGTCATTTCCAACTAGGTTAAGTACATGCAGACTAGAACAACAGCAGACGTAATAGCACGTGAGATTCGAGCCGAGATGGGCCGCCAGCTGAAAACCGGCAGCGAACTTGGCAAGGTACTCCACATCACCCAACGATCAGCAAGCTTCAAGATGCGCGGAGAACGCGCCTTCTCATGGGACGAAGCCGCAACCGCCTGCATCTGGCTCGGAACCACACTCCCGGACCTCATGATCAACGCAGGGCTCGGGTCGCAGAAGTCGAAAGCGGCCTAGCGGTGAAGTACCTGACTCCCCCACAGCTCGCGGACAAGTTCCAGATCTCCCCCGCAACCGTGTACAGCAAGATCCACTCCGGCGAATGGGAATGCACGAAGCTCGGATCCCGGATCTACCGATTCAGTGAAGCCCAGGTTTCCGCAATCGAAGCCGGAACGAACACCCCCCAGCGCAAGACCAACAAGACCCGCCTCCGCGCAGCACTCAAATCAATCGCCTAACCCGCACCACCCGCCGTGAAGTAGCCGGCACCCCGGGCCAAGTCTGCCCACCACCCCACCGCAGTATCTTCTCTCACCCCTGGGTTCGTCCCTCGGAGTAAGGATTATTTGTCATGCCAAAAATCAGCCTTGCCACTTGGGAAAACCGAGTCCGCGAGTACGACCCAAACAACGATCTCCCCCGTAGCGCGGTCAAAAAGCTCGCCAAGACCATCAGCCGTCGCCACGCAGCATTCATTCACGAGCCGACCGAGCAGGAGGTGCTAGAGCTGTTCCGCACCATCGTGCACGGCGACCCCACGGGCGAAGAGGCAGTTGCTCACGTCATGGGCACCGAGGAATGCAACCACGGCGCCGCCCGCCGCTTGAGCCTGGTTGCAGCATGAAGTCATGCTCGGTCACGGGCTGCCACAAGAAGCATGAAGCAAAAGGTTATTGCAGCGCCCACTACAGAAAGGTGAAGCGGACCGCGTCGAAGGATGGCCGACCGCACGATGGTGCATGGAGTGACGCTGACGACGCTGCCCTAGCTCAACTAAACGGCAAGCTCCCCGCACGCCAAATAGCCGAAGAACTCGGGAGAAGCTTGAACTCAGTGAAGCATAGGCGGCGAAGGTTGGGCCTCCAAGATTCAGATGGGCAAGGGGGGTTTAAGTACAGCCCCTACGCCATATCCGGACGGCCCCTAGTTGCAAAGTCGTGCACAGGATGCGGCACTCTCCGCGACGCAGCGGCATATCTCCTAAGCGGCAAGTCCTGGCGGGGGAAGTGCGCGTACTGCCTGACGGAGTGGCGAACGGACTACTACTCGAAGCTCCCCGATATCGCCAAGGCGAAAGCATGGGAGGCCGCCAAGGGAATCGCGCACACGAAGCAGTCCGAGTCCTTGCTACGCGCCGAAAACCGCGGGAAGCAGTACACGTCCGCGGATCTGGAAATACTGGCCAGCCCGTCGCTGACCTACGCAGAAAAAGCCGAAGCAACCGGGCGCAGTGTCAGTGGAATCAAGAGCGTTTGCGCAAAAAACGGGTTCGTTTCCAGGTTTAGCCCAATAAAGAACCGGTCTTTCCCCAGATGGGGGATCGACAAGCCCGGCGCCTAACCCAACCACAACACCCCGCATCCCCACGATGCCGACCTGAACACAGTCCACCGCACCGACCTTGGACTCACCAACCAGAAAGAGAGCACCCCAGCATGAGCACCCCCATCCACACCCCCGGCACTGAGCTCTACCCAACGTGGCCGGCGACTGACTTCTCCCATTACAGCGCGGCTGAGTTGAACGACTTTCACGACACGGACGGTTTCGATGTGACCCTCCCCGTGAGTGGCGACCAGACGAGGCGCGCAGCATGATCGCCCTCGTGCTGGCCATCGTCGCATCCATGGTCCTCGCGTTCGGCTTCCTTGAGGTCACTCTCCGCACTGAAACGAAACCCGACCCCCTGCCCCTCAAAGGATGGACACTATGACCACCGAATTGATTGAGAAGAAGTCCAACGGCTGGTTGGGCGGCGAGAACCAGAACATGGGCGGCGCTCAGCGCGAGACCCGCTGGCTGACCCCGCCTAGCCTGATCGCCCCGCTTGGCCCGTTCGACCTTGACCCGTGCGGCGCTCCCGGCCAAGAGCTGGCGACGCGCACCTATCTACTGGAGAACGGCGACGATGGCCTGCGCGACCCATGGGAGGGCCGCGTCTGGCTGAACCCGCCATACGGCAAACAGGCCGACCCGTTCATGGCGAAGATGGCTGCGCACGGTCGGGGCACTGCGCTTGTGTTCGCTCGCACCGAGACGCGCACTTGGCATAACCACATCTGGCCTAATGCTTCAGCAATCCTTTTCCTTGCTGGCCGAGTGACGTTCCTCGATGCGGAGGGAGTGGCAGCCAAGGCAAACAGTGGCGCACCGAGCGTACTTATCGCATACGGAGCCGCCGACGCCGAAGCACTCGAATGCGCGGGTATTGCTGGAAAGTTCGTCAGGTTGCAGCCATGAGCACCCAAGCCCACACCCCCGGCACCGAAACTTACCCCACTTGGCCTGCGTCTGACTTCACGCATTATTCCGCGCAGGAGTTGAACGACTTCCACGACACTGACGGTTTCGCTGTGACTCTGCCCGTGAGTGGCGACCAGACGGCGGTGCGCAGGTGAGCGCCCTAGTCCTCACCATCGCCGCTTCGGTCACGGTCGCTTTCGTGGCTCTCGAAGCCACTCTCCGCATTGACCCCATGCCCGACCCGCTACCACTCGAAGGATGGACACTATGACCACTCCCGCCGCACTCACCCTCGATGACCGCGCCGACTGGTTCGACCTCGCGAACGATGAGCTGGACATCCTCATCAACACCCGGCACTTGTTCAGCGCCGATGATCTGCGCGACAAGCTGCCCGCGCCGGCTCACCCGAACTGGTGGGGGTCACTGTTTGGTGCGGCTCACAAGGCGGGCCGCATCAAGCCGATGGGATTCCAGCTATCCCGCACCAAGTCCCGCCGCGGTGGAGTACTCCGCGTCTGGGCCCAGGTAATCGAGCACGAGGACAGGACCCCCTAACCCACCCACCCCCATTCACCCCACCCTATGGCTCGCATCTTGCGGGCCTTTCCTATTGGAGAAAACACATGCAGGAACTTGTTTCAATCGGCATTCGGCCCGTGCTCTTTGTGCCGCTCATCGTCGTGGCCGTCTTGGCTCTGGCCGGAATCCCTCTGCTGGTCAAGGGCTACCGAATCCGCGCTAAAGCATCCGGCTACCTCAAAGAGTTTGAGGGTGACGGATGGCGCATGGCCGGATGGTTCATCACGGGCAGCGCGGCTTGCGTTGCCATTGTGCTCATCCTTATGTGCATCCCTTTCCAGTCGAAGTATTACCAGCTCTACCGGGTGAGCGGCGAGGTAACGAAGGTTTCAAACGTTCTCGTGGATGCAAGCGGCTCGCTGACTGGCTCGCCAATCGTGGAGCTGGACACCCTGCCAGTCTCTGTGGCCTTGGATAACGAGCGGGCCGTGAACTTGGAGGGCAAGGCGGTAACGCTTACCTGCACCGTGAGCTGGCGTTACGCGTCTGCCGACCGGGTTGTGTGCGACCTGTACGAGGTCACCCCATGATCGACGCGCTACTCTCGCACACGTTCACCGGCATCGACCTGTGGCTACTCCCCATCGCTGCCCTATCCCTCGCATATTACTTCCGGGCAATCCCCACCATCCGAATCACCAGGAGGAACCATGAGTGACCCACGCATCGAAGCCGCAGCGAAGGCGCTATACGAGCGAGAAGGTCGTGTTGAGCGCTGGGAGGACGCGCACAAGGAGAATCCAGCACTTCCAGAGGAATACTACGGCGACGCGATCGCCGCTCTTGCTGCTGCTGACAGAGCCGAAACCATCACGACACTGGCCCAACTTGGCGCACTGCCGGACGGATCGGCATTCATCGACACTGCCGGCGACATCGGCATCGTGCAATGTGGCTACGTCCACTATCCAGAGACAGACTCGCTAGGGCTTGATTACGTGGCCAAGCGCTACCTCCCCGCCCGCGTCATCCACTGGGGCACCGAATGAGCCGCCCGTACGCGCACTGCCCCGAGTGTGGCGCTTGGCTCCGTGCGGACAACTTCAACGGCATGGCCTACTGCCCTGGAAACGGGTGCGAACGCGAGGGAAACTACCTCACCCAAGAAGAAGTGAAGCGAATACGCAAGGACGCAAACGAAAGGTTCACCCGATGACCACCCCACCGCTTGACCTGCCCGCACTACGGGAATATGCCGAAAGGCGACGGTGCGGCGGCTACGTGAACGGCGCATTCGAGTTGGACAGCGTGCTGGCCCTGCTCGACCTCGCGGAAGCCGGGAACCCCTGGACCACCGTCTATCCCTGCAAGACCTCGCACGAGCAGCCCTACGACTTCAAGCAGTGCGAGACTCACGACCGCACGTTCCCGCTCGACGGGGCCTGCGACCACGCGGGCAAGAGCGAAATCGACTGGCTGGAATCCCGCCAATCAGAACAGCGCTTCCGAGCGATCAAGGCAGAGGAACGCGCCGAAGCCGCCGAAGCGAAAGTGGCGGCGGTACGGGAAGCCCTCGAAGCTCACCCCAAGGCCTGCGACAGGCACACCGAGGACGACCCGATCAAATGCGGGTGGAAACGCGCAGTAGCCGACGTGACCCACGCACTGGACGGTGGGGCATGAGCGCGGACGACCTGCCTTTCCGATGCTACCGCTGCGGGGCATTCGTAGGGCAACAGCGCGGCCATGAAGCCGACGACTTCTACCCAGCACCATGCAAGAACCACACCCCCGAAACGGAGACACCATGAGCGCAAGGCGCACCGGTGACGTTGGCATTTGGGCCGATCTTACCCCCGAAGACTTCCCATCCGTCAACCTACTAGCAGGAGCCAGCGCCGTGACGATCACTGAACTTGAAGCGCGCATCGAACGCCTATCCCACGCCGTCCGCAAGCTTGCGGGATGGTCTGGCAATGACATCGCCGACCTCATCGAAGACGGACTAATCATGGAAGGCGACCTCTCATGACCACCCTTGAAGCGCGGATCGCGGAAGTGCTGGCCGAGCATCACATCGTCTACTGGGGCCGCTGCAAATGCGGAACAGTCGTGGCGGTTGACTCCTCCCGCGAGACCGGAGACCAGTTGCGAGAACATCTTGCCAGCGTCACCGCCGCGATGCTGGCCCCGGTGATCCGGGAGGCCAAGGTGGAAGCACTACGGGAAGCTGTGAGCGACTTCGAATCATTCATCGGCGTCGGAGAGTTTGCCGAGCTGTCCAAGCGCGGGCCGCTCCCATGGGGTCACATCGAGGAAGCGTGGGAGTCGCAAGGCCCATACATGGACTGGTTGCGTAACCGCGCCGACAGCCTGGATGCGTCATGAGCAACCCGTGTGACCTGATGGAGTCCGCGTGGGATCCTGCCCGCCGTGAAGCCGCCCGCACCGACCGTCTCGCCCAACAACTTGACCAGTACGCGCCCCGAGTAGGGCGCGGCACACGAAAGGACACACCATGACCCCCGCACGCTACCCCGGCACACTCGCGAGCCTGCTGCCGAAGCCCGACCGCCCCAACGATGCATGGGCCAAGAGCGACAAGCCCGTCATCATGGCCCGCGACATCAAACCCGCATGGGCCGGCGATCTGGCACGACAGAGAAGGAACAAGCGATGACACTCAAGATTTACGAAGAGCTGGAGCAGGGCAGCCCGGAATGGCTGGCAGCAAGGTGCGGGATCTTGACCGCCTCAGTCGTCGGCCAGATGATCACGCCGAAGACCATCAAGGCCGCCGCCAATGACACGGCGCGGTCACTCGCCAACACGCTGATCGCCGAACGCATCACGGGCCACGTTGAGCCCATCCAGCCGTCCCGATCCATGGAGCGCGGCACCCTTGATGAGCCGTTCGCCCGTGACTACTACAGCAAGCACCACGCGCTGGCCGCTGAGGTTGGCTTCATGGTCCGTACGATCAACGGGCATCGTCTCGGCTACTCACCCGATGGGCTGGTCGGTTCGGATGGGCTAATCGAAATCAAGTCCAGGAATCAGCGGATCCAGTTGCAGACCGTACTAGAAGACGCCGCGCCCATCGGAAACATGGCGCAGATGCAGGCAGGAATGCTGGTATCCGGTCGCAAGTGGTGCGACTACGTTTCCTTCTGCTCAGGGATGCCGCTCTACGTGAAGCGCGTCCATCCCGACGAGCGCTGGTTCGCCGCGATCACCGAGGCGCTCTACGCATTCGAAGCCACCGCCGAGGACATCATCAGCCGCTACCTCACCGCCACCGCCGACATGCCGCCAACCGAGCGGCTAGACCACTTCCTAGACGACGAAATGGAGTTCTGATAATGAGCCTAGACATGACCGAATCGATCGCCCCCAAGTCTGACCAGCTGAACGCGGACGACCTCATGGCCGGCCCCGTGACAGTGACCATCCGCGAGGTATCCAAGGGCACGCCCGAGCAGCCGGTGGACGTTCACCTCGTGGAGTTCCCTGGGCGCGCTTACCGACCCAGCAAGTCCATGCGACGGATCATGGTCGCGGCATGGGGTAAGGATGCATCGGCCTACGCGGGGAATCGCTTGACGCTCTACCGGAACCCCGAAATCACGTTCGGCCGGGACAAGGTTGGTGGCATCGAGATCGGCGCCATGAGCCACCTTGAGAAGCCGCTGACCGTGGCACTCACCGCGACCCGAGGCAAGCGCAAGCAGTTCAAGGTGGAGCCCATCAAGGAAGCCGCGCCCGCTGCCCCGTCCACCGAGATCCCGCAGCAGGTACGCGACACCGTGGAGGGCATCACCGATCCCGGTGTGCTCGCTGACTACCTCGCGCACATCACTGAACAAGGCGCACCCGCGCACATCACCGAATGGGTTAGCACCCAGAAGAAGGAGCAAATCTAATGCAGGACGCAATCATCACCGGCAACATCGGCAACCACCCAGAACTAAAATTCACTCAGAACGGCAATGCGGTCCTGTCGTTCAGTGTTGCGGACTCCAAGTCCAAGAAGCTGCCAGATGGCAACTGGGAGACGCTGGCAACTCAGTGGTTCCGCGTCTCAGTCTGGGGCGACCTTGGGCAGATGCTGGCGGAGAAGCTGGACAAGGGCGTGCGAGTCAAGATCGTGGGCGAGTTCATGTCTCGCGAGTACGACGCTAAGGATGGCACTAAGGGCGTGTCTATGGACGTGACCGCGTGGGGCGTTCAGGTGCTCACTAAGCCGAGCGGCAACAACCAGCAGCAGCAGTCCGGCGGTTTCGGCCAGCAGCAGCAGGGTGGCTTCGGTGGCCAGCAGCAGGGCGGCGGTTGGAACACTCCCGCCAGCAACCCGTCCGGCGGCTGGGGCAACCCGGGCGAAGGCCCAGCCTTCTGATGAGCCTCATGGCGCACCTGATCCTGCTAGCCGCCGCGGTCATCATATTCATGGGCATCGCCTGGCTCACCCGCAACGACTAAACACCCCTCACCCCAAGCCGCGTCAATCGATGCGGCCTTTTTTGTGGCCGCGACCCTCCCAAGTCGCGGCCACAGTCCCGAAAGGAACACCCCTTGTCTTCCCGTGCTTTTGCTACTGCCACGACTGACCATGTGCCGCGTCCAAGCCGTCATGGTGCCCGCCCAAGCCTTGAACGCCTCAAGGCCGAGCGTGAGGCCTTTGAAGCTGCCCGCCGTGCCCGTGGCGTACCCACCCGCGGCGTGCTGTACCACGACGAACCCGACGCCCTGTGAAGTGTTGCCCCGGCTGCCGAGGTGCCGTGCCGTTCTACTTGTGCCGCTGGTCCGAGTGCTGGTGCCACATCGAACAAGCCGCCCTAGACCAGCAAGCACGCGGCCGAGACGCACACGCTGACCCCACCGCCCGACAAGCCATAGCCAACATCATGAACACCAGGAGGAAACGATGACCCGCACCGAAGCCCGCATTGCCGTCCGCACGGCCCTCACTGACCACTTCCGCGAGTACGGGCAATGGGTCGAGAACTTGGGCCAGGAAGTCCCCATTGCCGCACTCTCAGCCCGCATCAACAAGCGGGTGAGTGTCGATGCTTTCGAGGAAGCCTTGCGAGTCATGCAGCGCCGGTACAAGTTCGACAACGACACCACCTACGCACCCGACGGCGACCGCGGCAAGGACCGGCGGAAGCTCGAAGAAGAACTCACCGAGCACATCAACAACATCGCAGGTTCAGGACCAAAAGGAGAGAAGTGATGAGCAAGTTTCAGAAGGGTGACCGGGTTGTGTACCACTGGCACGACGCCCAGCTAGCCCTAGTCGTGGGCGTCGTCAAGGAAGTGGCCACCGATGGCAGCGTGAATGTTCGCTGGCCATCAGGAGGCTCAGGCTGGTACGACCCGGAAGAACTGGTGCACGAACTGACCACGGGCACCGAAACCCGCACCCGCTCAACCACCCTCACGACCGCCGAGGAACTGATAAACGGCGACCGGGCCGCAACCTATGGTGACCCCGCGGAGAACTTCACCCGAATCGCCCAGCTGTGGAACGCGCAGTTCGGGCACAAACTCAACGCCAAGTTCACCGCAACCGACGTGGCACTGGCCTTGACCCACCTCAAGCTGTCACGCCTCGCCGTCACGCCCGACCATGCGGACTCATGGGTAGACGGATGCGGGTACCTGGCGCTGGGATCGGAGCTGGCGACGTGAGCGACTACACGCCGAGCATTGACCGCCTGCGCAACGCATACGTGGATCGCATTGACTTCGAGGCCCAGATGATAGGCGTCGAGCGGCCCAGCGACGAGCAGAGCTTCGCCGAGTTTGACCGCGCCATTGCCCAGATCAAGGCCGACGTATGGCAAGAGGGGTGCGACGAGTTCGAGCGCGCCCACAACATGAGCAATTACGAGCCTTGGGAATATGCCCAAGACAACCCCTACCGCACACCCTAACCCCCACCCGGTGCCGCGCTGACCCACCCAGCGCGGCACCCAACCCCCAGGAGCACCCCATGACCGTTCTAGCGTCCCCCAGCGGGATCCTCGCACGGGCGCAAGAACGCGCCAACGACATCATCAAACACGCCGAACACCAAGCCGAACTAATCATCACCCGTGCACGAGTACAAGCCGAAAGTGAACGCGGACTCATCCGGGAACGACACCGGCAACAATTGCGCGTCGAAATGGATGCGGAGACCGTTCGGCGTGAGCGGAGATATTCCAAGTGAGAGCAGGAAAACCCATGCCGGGAAATGGCCCAAATCAGGCCCGAGTCGCACAAAAGTTCGATACAATAGAAGGACAACGAAGCCCCAAACAGTTGACGCTGTTCAGGGCTTCTAACCGTCCTTCTGATTACGCCAGAAAGGAGGGCTGCTAGTCATGCTAGCCGACAGCACCCCCACCCCCGCAAGTTCCCGGCGCGAGGCCGCCCGCATATTCCTGCGCATCGAAAACGCCGCATACCAAACGCACCGCCTCCACCGCGGCTACTACGCCCGAATCGCCAAAGAGCACGGACTCACCAACCAGGAAATCGCCGACGAATACGGCGTCACCGAGGCAGCTGTCCGCTCACTCATCAAGCGCTCGGTGAAGTAGATGGCTAGGGACCGCGCAAACATCCGTGTAGACATGCTGGCGAACACCGAATACCGGGACCTCAGCATGGCCGCACAGCACCTCTACAAGCTGCTCCTGATCCACCCCACGCTGAACTATGCAGGCGTCGCGGACTGGCGGCCGGGGCGCATCGCCAAGATCACCCGCGGAATCACCGCCCATGACGTGCGAACCGCAGCTAAGGAACTACAGGCTGGCGCATACGTCTATGTGGACGAAGAGACCGAAGAAGTATTCATCCGATCCTTCATCCGCCACGACGGGCTACTCACCCGCTACCGCCTGCCCATCGCAATGGCAAACGCCTATGCCGACATTTCATCCCCCGAGATTCGACGCTACTTCGTGCACGAGCTAAGCCGCATCCATGCATCGGATCCAGACATGAAGTGCTGGGAAGAGCCCCGTGTTCAAAGCATCCTTCGGGAGCCACCCGAAGACATGAAAGCCATGGGCAACAGTGACGGTCAAGGCGTGCTTCAAGGCATTGGGTATGGCATGGGTTATGCCATAAACGCAGATGAGGTTACCCCAGGTGCTACTACTACACCTACTCCTACTACTACCCCTCCTACGGAGGGGGGTGCAGGGGGGGGCCGTCGAAAGCCCGAGCGGCCACTACCTGCCGACTGGGCACCGAACGACACACACAAAGGATTCGCAAGGACCGAGGGAATCAACCTCACCTTCCAGGCCGAACGATTCACCAACTGGGCAACAGCCAAAGATGCCCGATACCGAGACTGGGACGCAGCCTTTCGCAACTGGCTACTCAAGGCCGAAAAGTCGCAGACCAATTCACCGTCCCCATGGGATCGCAAAGGAATCCACTAAATGATCGACCTCGACACCGCCGAACTATCCGTACTCGGCTCACTACTGCTCACGTCCGGCCGGATCCTCGAAGAGCTGGACTTCGCACCGACCGACTACCGGCAACCCGCCTACGAGTTCATTCACCGAACCGTGCAGGACATGAAGAACGCGGGCAAGGCAATCGACCAGCTCACCGTCATGGACTCCGTGATGAAGTCTGGCGAACGCATCGACCCGCTGATCCTGCACAAAGCCATGGAGGTCACGCCAACCGCATCGAACGCGCAACTCTATGCGGGGATCGTCACGGACGCGGCGACCATGCGCCGTCTCGGTGTTGCTGCCGAACGCGTCAAGCAGATGATCGACGGCGGCGGTGACGCTGACGAGATCATGGAAGCATCCCGCAAGGAAATTGACGGCGCGCAATCCAGCACCAAGTCCCAGCCCGTCCAGTTCGTCGCCGACACCATGGAAGCGACCGTGAACTACCTTGAGTCGCCCATCGCGTTCACGCCGACCCCCTGGCCATCCCTGAACCAGATCATCGACGGACTCAAGCCCGGCGCGCTCTACGTCATCGGCGCCCGACCATCCGTGGGCAAGAGCGTCGTCGGGCTGCAACTCGCCCGCGGACTCGCCGAACACGGATCCGTCGCGTTCATGTCACTGGAAATGAGCGTGCACGACGTGAACGTGCGACTCATGGCCGCGGACCTCAAGATCGACATGCGCCGACTCATGCGCAACGAACTCACCCCCGGCGACTGGAACAAGATCGGCCCATGGATGCAAGACCGCGGGAACATGCCACTCGCCGTCAACGACAACACCGGGGCGAGCATCGCGGACATCAAGCGATTCGTGCGCAACGTCCACCGCCGCAAACCACTGGCCGGCGTCGTCGTGGACTACCTGCAACTCATGAGCCAGCAGCCCGGAGACAAGCGGGCCCGGCACGAGTTCGTCGCGGACATGTCCCGGCAACTCAAGGTCATGGCCATGGAGCTCGGCGTCCCGGTGATCGCACTGTCCCAGCTCAACCGAGGATCCACCGCACGGGATGACCAGCGGCCCAAGATCAGCGACCTACGCGAGAGTGGCGCTGTGGAGCAGGACGCCGACGCCGTGATCCTCCTGCACCGAGAAATCGACACCGACAAGAAAGGCGAAATCGACATGCTCGTCGGCAAAAACCGCAACGGACCCACCGGATCAACGTCCATGCAATTCAGTGGACACTACGCCAGCATCCAGGACTACTCGTGAGCGGCCAGCTAGACGCCCTCGCCGGCCTCACCGAAGCGCACCTAGACCGACTGACCGAGATCGCCCATACCAAGGCGCCGAAGTGGTTCAACGCCGACGCTGCGGACGGATACCTAATCGCCATGGACAAGATCCAAGCGTTCATAGAAGGGATATCAAGTGACCAGAAGTAGAGCCTCAGCCAAGGCGGCCGGTTCCCAATTCGAGTCGCATGTCGTGACGTACCTGCAAGCGCGCCTCGATGACCGGATAGAGCGGCGGGCCAAGTCTGGCGCGAAGGACCGCGGCGACTTGAGCGGCTGGCGTCACCAAGGCATGCGCGTCGTTGCGGAACTCAAGAACGTCGCCAAGTTGAACCTGGCTGGCTGGATCACCGAAGCCGAAACGGAGCGCATGAACGATGACGCGCAGATCGGGCTGGTGATCCATAAGCGCGTCGGGAAAGGTCCGGCGCAGATGGGCGAGACGTATGTGACCCTAACGTTGGACAACCTGCTGGTGATCATGGGCGCAGGCAAGACGCCCGCTGATTGACCTCAGCACTCGCCATCAGCGGCCGCGCAGCCCCCAAGTGGCACTTCCGCCCACCCCAACCATTTACGCCCCGCAGAGACGATTCTGTGGGGCGCTGCTATTCCCAAGGAGAAAACCAAATGAGCAACCTTCCCGGCAACCCCTACGCCGACGCACTGACCGACTACACCGACCCGCGCAACAGCATCGAAGCCCTCGCCACCCTCGCGCTTGCCTACGAACAGCGCACCGCCAACCTGATCGCGTACGTGGTTGGAATTGATGACACCTCAGCAACAATCCCCGTCGTGAATGAAATCCGCGCACGCCTCGGACTCGGAACCGCCAAGTGAATCTCAACAGTTTCGGCGAGACCATCCGCCGCATCGAAGCCGAACGCAAGGCCGAGGCTGAGTCGGCCATCGCTGCCGGCTGGACCGAAGCCGACCACCCCCACAAGTGCTGCCCGGCTGAAACCGCGACGCCGCAGCCCAAGCGTGCCGGCCGGTCGCTGGAAGAGATCGAGCGGTTGCGAGACAAGGCCCAGAGCAAAGCTCGCTGGTGGGCAAACAAAGTCATCACAACCCAACGCGACCTATCGAACCACGACGCCGCGCAACCACGCTTCGACCACGGCATGCTCCAGGTCGATCTGAAAGCCCGCAACAAGTCATCCACACGCGGCGACCGGCTCCAGAAGGAGCTCAACCATGCCGCCGAACGGGCCATGCACTTCGCCCGACTGGGCCAAAAGTACACCGCCCAAATTGAGAAGAGGACACCTTGAGCAAGGAAATCAGAGCCCGCATCGAGAAGGCCAGTTACCAAACATTCCTGGATCGCACCGAGGTCACGCTGTCACTCGCTGGCAGCCACGATCTGACCCGCGGCGAGGTCGTCGTGCTCGTCGTTAGCGAGGGGGCGAAGTGAGCGAGCCGCACATTGGTTCTCGGAATTGGGCCAAGGGATCGCCCGGTCGCTTCGGTGTCGTCAACATGGGACTTCTTTGGGGCGGAAACTTTGAGCCCGACGAATCCTGCTGGGCCGTCATGAATGACCGCGGCGAAGTCCTCGCAAAGGCGGACGGGTCCACTCGCTTCCCCACCCACGCCGAGGCCATCACCTACGCGCATGAGCAGGCCACACGCCAAGCCCTCGCCGCCTGCTTCACCATCCCACCCGAAAACCCCGTAGCCCGAGCCATGCAGGAGCCGCCATGCTGAAACCGCCATGCAGCGTCTGCGGGTACGTCCACGCAAGCAACTGGGCCCGAGCAATCAACCTCTTCCGGCCAGACCTGACAGTCCAGTATCACGCCGACTATCCCGACGCCCCGCCAAGATTCACCCGGCGAGAGGCAGAAGCTGACATGTGCAAACGAAAGGCAACCCAATGAGCGACACCCCGATCTATGACCGTCTCGCGCTCGAATACGAATGGTACGGGATGCCGCCGCGGATACTTCTGGGCCTTGACCAGTGCACCCCCGAAGAGTGGAGCAGCACCAGCCAGCACATCTGGGCACTCCCGGAAGAGGGCACCGTTTCTGTTGAGATCCTGCCCGACACAACGAACTTCCTAACCGGGATGCGTGTTGGTGGTCGGCGTGCTGGGCGTACCGAGTGGCTGTCCGCGATGCAGGCAAATTTGGATCGGATCGCACGGGCAATGACACTCCCAAGCCTGGCGACGTGGGTTGAGCGTTCCGATTTGTACCCGAAGTATTCGGCAGAAGTCCAGGAACTATCCCGCACTACCGGCTGGTCACTTGAAGAGTCCGCGGACATGTACGAGCGAGTTGCCAAGTGGGCCGCCGACGCCATCAAGGAAGACAACATCAAGGCGCTGAACCGATCACGCATGAGCAAACAAAACCACTACCCAACCAGCACCCCACCGTGGGCAAGGAGAAAACGATGAGCAACTACGACTGTGCGACCGCTCAAAATCCCCGTAATCACGCGGAAGTTTGGTATACTGGGAGACATAGAACGGCCCCGGAAAGTGCTGGAAACACTCGCCGGGGCCTGACCCAAGAATCGCTACTACGATTGGAGGGCTTCATGAAGCCTATCAAGATTTGCTCCATCCCCGACTGTGGCCGCACCGACAGAATTGTTCGCGGCTGGTGCAGGATGCACTACGAGCGCTGGGGGCGCACGGGCGATCCACTCGGAGACCCGACGAAGCACCGAAGCTCAAGTGAAAACTTCTGGGCGCAGATAGAAAAGACCGATACGTGCTGGAACTGGACCGGCTACAAGCACCCAGTCGGAGGCTATGGGATGACAGCCCTTGACGGTCGCCAAGGGTACGCTCACCGATTTACCTACGAGATGGCAAATGGACCAATCCCCGAAGGGATGCAGTTGGACCACATGTGCCACAATCCGGGATGCGCAAACCCTGCGCACCTCAGGGTTGTCACAAGCAAGCAGAACCTGGAGAACTTGTCCGGACCGCAGCTCAGAAGCAAGTCTGGAGCCCGCGGGGTGTACCCGATCAAGAACTCAAACAAATGGCGCGTTGCCGTAGGGCATCACGGCAAGCAGATTCACGTCGGATGCTTCGCCACTCTTGACGAGGCCAAGGCCGCCGCAATGGCAAAGCGCAATGAACTGTTTACCCATAACCTGCTGGACCGAGTAGCCGCATAGCCAAAACCCGAGAGGGGCCACGCAAGCCGCGTGGTCCCTTTTTCGTGCCGAAAGGAAATCAAAATGAACTGCGGAACCCGCTTAGGGTACGGCCAGCACAAGTCCAAGAACGAGCCAGCCTGCTTCTGGTGTAAGGAGTGGCATCGGAAAGACCAGGAGGGGTCGGTTGTCGTCGCCCCCATCAAGGCGCCGAAGAAGCCGAAGGTGCGCACCCCGCGCAAGCAGGCGGTGTGCGGCACGACGGAAGGCTTTAGTGCCCACCAGTACTACGGCACCGAAACCTGCGACCCGTGCCGTGAAGCCTGGAACGAGCGGAACCGGGAACGGTATGCCGAACGCAAGGGCAAGCAGCCAGCACCTCGCGCCAAACGTACCGACCCCATCGAGCACGGCACCGCGAAAGGTCGGGGGCAGCACAAGCGCCGCGGGGAAGAAGTGTGCACGCCTTGTCGCGAGGCCTACAACGCTGCCAACGCCGCCGCACGAGCCGCACGACTCGCCGCCCAAGGGAAAGTGTTCACACCCAAGGTAGTCGAATGCGGAACCCTTGCCGGATGTCGCGACCACCGACGCAAAGGCGAACCAACCTGCCAGCCCTGCCGAGAATCCAACCGACAAGCCAAAGCCGAATACCGCGAAAGAACAGGCAACCGATGAAACACATCCGCAGCTGGATCATCCGTACCATCTTCGGGCAGGCCAAAAGTGAACCGCCGGGGGACGGGCAGATGCGCGAGAGCTGGGACGAGCGCAAGGAATGGCTATCCATGTACGACCCGGAGACCGCCGAGGCACACGTCATTCCCATGAACGATGAAGTGCCGCACGTCGAAGCGCCCGAGTGCGTCTGCGGTCCAGCACCCGAGCTCATTGAACGGCCAAACGGAGACGCGTGGCTCATCACTCACCACTCACTCGACGGACGCGAACGAACCGAGCCAGACCGGAGGCCGCGGTGACAGACCGAACGACCTGCGTCAGTGGCAAAGTCCGACACCCCGACGAAGAAACCGCACGCATCGAAAAGAACCGGGCCAACAAGCGCGCACCCAAACACACGCAAAAAGCCCGCAACGTCTACCACTGCCCTTGGTGCTCCGGATGGCACGCCACCAAACAAAAACGAAAGGCCAGCCAATGAGGCGGCTCTATAACGCGGTGTGTAGCTGGCTCGAAGCGGATGCCGAGGCACGAGGCGGCGAACCCGTGCCCGAGGGCAACAACTTCGCCAGCGCCGAACTCGACGGACGCCACGAACCCATGCACATGCACGGCGACCACAACCGCCAATCCATCGATGACGACGACAGCGGCGTGTATCGAACCGGATTCAACAACGACCACAGGAGGAAGTTTTGAGCATGTTCAGTCGGATCGACCCGGCCGAATGCCCGGACGCGCCGCACCGAGGACCACAAGGCCCGAATGAAGACCTTGGGACGTGCGGAAAGTGCTGGTCGCTCAGCCATTGGACGCGGCCAGCAAACGAAGAGTTTGGCGGTCACCTCGAAGACTGCTCACTCCCGCGACGCCACGAGTCATACTGCCAGCCCGGGGGCAATGGACACCCTCAGCCCGAGATCCTGCGCGGCTACATGCCACCACGAAAGGACAAGCTTTGACAATTGCCCAGTACGCACACCGCTTGACCCGTGCCCACCTCAGCTTCATGCCGGACGGACGCGCCGGCGAAGTGCCTAGCCTGCTGGATGAGCTGCGAGAGGCGGTGACAGGCAGCGGTGACCTTGACCGCACGTCGAGCTCAACTGGCAAGCCACTTCCACTCAACAGCACCGCTCTGGAGCTGCTGGATAGCATCGGACGCATGGCTGGCGAGGATCACTATCGCCGGTATGATGAGCGGTTCTTCGGGACACTCGAAGGGCTACTGCAAAAGATCGCCGAGGACGACCACCCGGCCGAGTTTGCGGCATGGTTCGAGCGGATCTTCATGGAGTGGTGCCAAGAGATAGACGCGATGGTTCGACCGGCCAAGGTGAGGCGCTTGGATAATGTGGAGTGCCCGAGTTGCGGCCAGAAGGTCTACGGCGACCAGCGCGAGACATGTGTTGCCGTGGACTGCTACAAACCAGGAGGCGGGCGGGAGCTGAGGCCCATCGGATCGTGGACCGCGAGCTGCCGAGGATGTGGCGCTGAATGGGGCGCCGACAAGATGGAATGGCTGGTTGCGTCACTGGCCGCATAGGTGTTAATCTTGAGACAACTTCGGATACGTGTCGAAGTTTCCAAGCCGGAGTCCACAAGGGCCCGGCTTTTTTCATGCCCGGACGGAAGGCGCTCACTCCCCAAGGTGAGCGCCTTTCGCTCGTTAACACTTCGGTCAAGGTCAGGCCCGGTGCTCACGCCGGAACAAACCAACCAAGGTGTGCACGCCCAAGACCGGATGCTGTGGGTATCCGCGAGGCAGTCATCCTTTTCCGTGACGCACACCTGCCGAAACGCGGAGACTCGCCCGAGCGCGCAGTCCGCCGACTGATCCACGTAACGGATCAGGGATGACAGGTATGTCCTCGACGGTTCGCGACCGATCATCCCACGAGCCCGCACGCAAGCCGACTGGTACATGACTGTCCAATCACCTAACGTGCGGGCCAACACTTCCCGGCGCTGCCTTCCACACGCCGGGCAACACTTGGGGTGCCCCTGAGCCAACACCAGATGCGAGTCAGGCGAGGCACCCCAACACCACCCGATACTGGGGTCACGCAGGCGGACTGGAGCCCTGCAACGGTGGGGCCGGTGCTGGCGCGCACACGCCGGCCCTACCACTGACGACCCTGCACATGCTATGGAGGGGGCCATGCCAAAGATCAACCCCCGCCGGGTCCAAGGCCACACCCGGGACAAGATCAGGGCCCGCGTCATCCGCGAAGAAACCAACTGCTGGCTATGCGGCAACGAAGTGGACAAGAGCATCAAGTTCACACCAGGCCAACACGCCAAGGCCTGCAATAATCCCCGATGCACCGGATGCATACTCGACCCACTATCACCCGAAGCAGACGAAATAATCCCCGTCAGCAAAGGCGGATCACACATCGACCGCAAGAACATCCGACTTAGCCACCGAATATGCAACCAAAAACGCGGCAACAAAGACATCGGCAACTACCGAGTCGAGCGAATGAAGCCCTTGAAGACCAGTCGGCAATGGCGCTGACTAGAACCAAAGCGTGACCCGGGGCGCCATGCCCCCACCCCACCCCCGAGCTTCCCTTCTGGCCTAGTGCCATTTTCACTCATGGACCGTTTTCCACAGATGGGCCGAAGTTTTCCACAGCAAGGCGGTGTTTCTCATGGCTGGCCAGAAGCAACTCCCACCTGTGCGCATTGCTACTGATGCGGATGTGCCTTCGCCGCCCAAGTCGCTGTCTGAGGCCATCGAGTCTGGCACTCGGTTGGATGAGCTTATTGCGTTGCGCTTGATTATTTCGGCGCATATCCAAAGCGAGAACATTCTTGCCCGAGATTTGAAGTCGTTGTCGGTGGAGCTGCGGGACATCTCCAGGGAGATCGAGAACCTGTCTCCGTCTAGTGAGAAGGATGACTTGGGCAAGGCGGCTGATACTGGTGACGAGAAGTTCAACCCCCGGGCAGTCTGACACTCTTCATGATTTGGCTCGGCATGTGATTCTTCCTGAGGGCATCGATCACACTGGGTGGCCGGCTGTGCGTGACACCTTGGCCCTACTTGGGATTGCTTTCGATCCTTGGCAGCGCGGCGCCGCTCAGTTGATTCTTTCGAAGGATGCTGAGGGGTTTTACGCGACCACTGTTGGTGGCGTGACGATGAGCATCCCTCGCCAGGTTGGCAAGACGTTCATGATTGGCTGGATCGTTTTTGCGCTGTGCATCATCTTCCCTGGCTTGACGGTCACGTGGAGTGCGCACAAGAAGGACACTGCGGACGAGGCTTTTGGCGGCATGAAGTCGATGTCCGCGACTCCCAGGATGGTTCCGCATATTGACCGTACGCCGGATAACGGGTCTGAGCAGAAGATCGAGTTCAAGAACGGCTCTCGTGTGGTGTTTGGCGCCCGTGAGCGTGGCTTCGGCCGCGGCTTCACCAAGGTGGATATTGCGGTTTTCGATGAGGCTCAGATCCTCACTGAGCGCGCTGTTGATGACATGGTCCCAGCGCAGAACGCTTCGGCCAATGCGCTGACGGTCATGATCGGTACGCCGCCGAAGCCGATTGATCCGTCCGAGATATTCGAGGAAGCGCGCCGTGCTGCTCTTGCTGGAGATGCCCCGGATGCCCTGTATATCGAGTTCAGTGCAGATGAGAAGGCTGATCCGGATGACCGGAAGCAGTGGCGCAAGGCGAACCCCTCCTACCCTCACCGCACCAAGGAGAAGGCGATGCTTCGGATGCGTCGCAAGCTCACGCCTGAGTCGTTCAAGCGTGAGGCCTTGGGCGTGTGGGATGAGCTGGCGAACCGCAAGACCGCGTTCCCGACGGGGAAGTGGGAAGAGCGCGCCATCGAGAACCCGTCGAACGATTGGCCGATTGCGGCTATCGGGATTGACATGAATCCGGAGCGCACGTGGGTGTCGGTGTCATTGGCGATGTTTTCCGATGACGGGATCCACCTTGAGGTTGCTGAAACGGAGTCGTTCAACGATGCCGGTTCGGCGGAGCTTGTGAGTTGGATCAAGAAGATGGCTCGTCGGCGGACGCCGGTGGTTATCGATGGGTTCAGCCCGGCCCGGACGTTCGAGCCGTTGCTCAAGGAAGAGAAGTGCATGGTCCGGATCTTGGGTTCTGCCGAGTTCACTCAGGCCTGCATGGGCTTGCATGATGCGGTGAAGGAGGGCTCGGTGTCGCACTTTGACCAGGAGCACTTGAATAGCTCGGTTGCCGGCGCCACGAAGAAGGCTGTCGGCAAGGCTGGCGCGTGGGCCTTTACTCGCGACGAGTTGGATGTTGACCTTACTCAGATTATGTCCGTGACATGTGCGCACTTCGGTGCCGTGAAGTTTGCCCGCAAGATTGCGGCTGATGCAGAAGCTACAGGAGGTGTATCTGTTTGTTGATCTCTCCGAACGGGCTGACCCAAGAAGAGGCGCTTGTTCTCCAGAAGCTTTTGGAAGTTCATGAGGCTAAGGTTCCACGCAACGTGATGCGGCAGGTCTACTTTGATGGAAAGAATGCCTTCAAGGATCTTGGCATCGCTATTCCGCCGGAGATCTTGCAGAAGATCGATCCAGTCATGGGTTGGGTTGAGACTGGTGTCCGCGCCCTGACCGATCGCTCGGTGCTGGAGGGCTTCGTATCGCTTGACGGCGAGGATGATCCGTTCGGAATTGACGAGCTGATTTCGGATTCCAAGCTGCTCAAGTTCTTCCCGGGCGCCACGCTTTCGTCGGCGATCCACTCATGCTCTTTCCTTCGTGTTGATGAGATGTCCGGCGAGTTGCGGATCCGTCCGCACCTCGCTGATATGTCCGCGGCGATTTGGGACTCGGAGCGCATGGAGATCGGCGCCTACCTTGCCATTATCGAGGTCAAGGACGGCCGACCGATTGATATGGCCATGTATCTTCACGAGAAGATTGTGCGCATTCAGGTGTCCCCTGGTGGACGCCTAAGCGTCGAGCGTTTCGATAACCCACTAGGGCGCGTCTCGGTTGCTGCACTGCCTCACAAGCCGACCCTCAAGCGTCCCTTCGGGCACTCGCGGGTGACTCGTCCGGCCATGTTCCTCACGGACTCGGCCTTGCGCACTGTTGTACGCTCCGAGGTCCAGGGCGAAGGCTACGCGGGGCCACAGTATTGGCTCATCGGCGCTGACGCTAAGAGTTTCGCCGGCAACAACCGCTTCAAGGCTGTAATGGGCCGCGTGTTCGGCTTGACCGAAGATCCCAAGACGCAGGAAGTTCCTGACGTGAAGCGCTTTGAAGGCGCGACGCCAGATGCTCACATTGCGCACCTTCGGATGTATGCGAGCCTGTTCGCTGGCGATCAGCGCGTGCCCATGTCATCTCTTGGCATCATTCAGGACAACCCATCCTCTGCGCAGGCAATCTATGCCGCGAAGGAAGACCTTCTGAATGACGCTAACAACGCAAACAAGTCATGGGGTGACGGCGCCGTTGAGGCACTCGCTATGGCCGTTGAATGGCGCGACGGGGGCAAGCCGGAAGGCATCAACAAGCTAAGCGCGGTCTTCACTCCTGTGGGCACTGTGTCCCCGACGGATAAGGCGGTTGCTTTCGGGCAGTTGGCGCCGCACGTGCCCGGCTTGGCTGAATCCGAGGTTGGTCTGGAATACGCCGGCTTCTCTCGTGAGCAGATTATTCGGCTTCGGTCGGACATGCGGAAGGCTTCAATTTCTTCCTTCATGGATCGAATCGTGACGTCTTCCGAGACTGCCTCACCTCGCGCCGAGACTGCGATTGCGGCCGGTTCACAGAATGCGCCGGCCAGTGATCCCGCTTAGTGCGACACTCGGCTATTCGACGCTGCTGGAGCGGTTGAGCGATTCGGCTCTTTTGGAGTTGGATCGCGTAATGGCCTCGGTGTCGAGCGAGTCGCCGAAGGTGCAGCGGGAGGCGCTTATGGACTTGTTGCCCTTGTTGGGGGATCAGTACGTTGGCGCTTCGTCGCTGGTATCTGCCGAGTTCTTTACCGAGCTGCAAGCCATGAACGAGATCCGGAAGCCGATCGCCGCCGAGGTGCTGGAGGGCGTCGATACGGGGCGTTGGCATTCGCTGGCGCGCTGGGGCACGCAGCCTTCCATCTTCGAGCAGGGAGGCGCCGCCCTCGTCTATTCGATGCTGGCTGGTGGGCTGACGAAGATCCTGACCGAATCCGCCGCGGACACGATGATTGGCAACGCCGAGTTGCAGGGCGATATGCGATCCCAGCGGGTGCCGCGGCCAGGCTGCTGCGCGTTTTGCGGGGTTCTCGCTTCTCGGTTTGCCGGGTACACCTCGGAAGCATCGGCTGGCACTGTTACCGGTCGCGGGGTTCCGCTCGGCAAGGGCCGCGGCAAGGGCGTCAAGGGGCGCGGCGGAGGCATCAAGACGCGAGGCTCTCGCGCCATCGGCGAGAAGTTCCATGATTATTGCCGGTGCCGAATCGTAGTTGTCACGGAGAAGAACGAAGTCGAGCTTCAAGCTGGTGCTGAGAAGTACTACGACTCTTACCGTGACGCTTACGAGAAGGCCGATGAGGGGTTGGTTCGCGTCGTGGAGTCCTACAAGATTGGTCCCGGCGACTACAAGAACAAGTATTCGTGGGCCACAAACGACGGCAAGCCAATCTCACCGGAAGGCCGAACCAAGATGATCATCGCCGCGATGCGTGAGGATCTCGGCGTAAAATAGCAGGCTTCGTGCCGATGTTCTTTGCGCGCCATTCCTTGTTGTAAGCGCTTCGGCGTTCTTTGTTCTTGTGGTAATACTCGCGATTCCTTGCTCGCACGCATTCGCGGCAGTACCTGCGACCTTGCCTGTCGTTGAACACGTTGGTTCCGGAGTATGAGTGTCCGCTCGGGCACTCGGTGATTATCGAGTTCGCGGCGGGGATTGTCCCGCCGCGAGCGAGGTTCTCTTTTCGACTTACTGGCTCAAGGTGGTCAGGGTTGCAGCACTTGCGGTGCTGGCAGTCCTTGGGCACTCGGCAGGTGCTTGGGTCGTGGCACAGGTGATCCAAATCGGCCCCTTCCGGCACTGGCCCTCGAGTCTCCTGCCAGACGACGCGATGAACCGCGGCCCAGTCGGGGACTCCAGCCTCGCGCCAACCGACGCGCCCGTACCCGCTGGCGAGAGCGCCTGGCCATGTCCAACAGCCGCCATCCGGCTGCTTTTCAATTCGATCGAACACTCGGTCAACCACTCGCTTGGGTATGTTGATTTCACTCATAAACCTAGCATATCACTACGTTGGTAAACACTGCCTTCGGGCTCCCTAATTTTACGCGTCACAGACGGCGGTCAACGGTCTGGATCAAATGCCGACGGGCTTACGGAAGGAATAAATCATGAGTGCAGAATCTGGTGCAACCGAATCCGGTGCAACGGAGTTCACGCCGATCACTTCGCAGGAAGACCTAAACAAGGTCATCGGCGAACGGATCCGGCGTGCGAAGCCTGCCGACTACGACGAACTCAAGGCGAAGGCTGACAAGTTCGCGGAGTGGGAGCAGTCGCAAAAGACCGACACCCAGCGCCTCCAGGATCAGCTTGCATCGCTGACCACGGAGCGCGACGCGACGGCCCGCAAGGCCCAGCGTTTGGAAGTGATCGCTACCGAGGGTATCCCCGCGGAGTATCACGACCTTGTGCATGGCGAAACCGCGGAGGCCCTTTCGGCCTCTGCCCAGAAGGTCAAGGCCATCCTGGCCAAGTCCTCGGGTGACGGCAAGCCGGGCGTTAGCTACCGCGTGAACCTCGATGGCGACGGGTCCGAAACCCTCGCCTTGAACGGCAGCGGCATCGAAGAAGCACTCAAATCCAAGCTCGGGATCAAGTAATCCCTTTACCGCTCCAAGGAGTGACCATGGCGCAGACCGCCGCAACAAACACGTCCGAATTTGCAGGATTCCTCAAGCCCGCCGAGGCTGAGGCATACTTCACCCAGGCTGCACGCCAGTCTGTCGTGCAGTCCCTCGTCCGCCGCGTGCCGCTGGGCATCAACGGTCAGGACATCCCGGTTGTCACTTCGAAGCCGACTGCTTCGTGGGTTGCCGAGGCCGGCCAGAAGCCGACCACGAGCGGCGCGCTTGGCCTCAAGTCCATCTCTCCGAAGAAGATTGCGGCTATCACCGTCGTCTCCGCGGAAGTTGTTCGCGCCAATCCAGGGAACTACGTTTCCATGTTCCGCGACCAGATCGCCGAAGCGTTCGCTATCGCATTCGATGCTGCAACCCTGCATGGCACGTCCACTCCGTTCGGGGCCGGCAACTTCGTCGGCGCAACCACCAAGGCTGTTGAGCTGGGCACCGCAACCGCCGCGAACGGCGGCACTTACGCCGACCTGAACGGCGCGCTCAAGCTGCTTGTCGATGACAAGAAGAAGCTGACCGGCTGGGCGTTCGATGATACGGCCGAGCCGCTGCTGAACGCCGCAGTGGACCTCAATGGCCGCCCGCTCTTCGTGGATGCCGTCTACGAAGAGTCGGCACTTTCGGGTGGGCGACTGCTGCGCCGCCCCGCCTTCTACAGCGAGGGTGTTGCAAATGCCACTACCATCGGCTTCGCGGGCGACTGGTCCCAGGCTGTCTGGGGTGCCGTTGGCGGCATCTCCTACGACGTGTCCACCGAGGCGACCGTCACCATCAACGGTGAACTGACCTCGCTATGGGAGCACAACCTTGTTGCGATCCGCGCCGAGGCCGAATATGGCTGGCTCGTCAACGACCCCGCTTCCTTCGTGAAGCTCACCGAGGGCGCTGTCTAAGTTTGGCTCGTTTGCAGAACCCGGTCACGGGCACGGTAGTTAGCGTCGAGGGCGACCTCGAAGAGCGCTACCGCGCCCGCGGTTGGCCAGAGCTTGACGCTCAGGCTGAGGCGCCACTGGCGGCCCCGGAAGAGCCAGAGGCAGAAGTTGAGAGTAAGCCGGTAACTCGCCGGAGCACTCGCCGCACAACCAGATAGGGGGCACCATGGCTTGGGTTGTTGCTGCGGACGTGATCGATTCATGGATTGGCCCGGGAGCGCCGAACGACACTGCGCTTGTTGATACGTGGATTGGTCGCTCTGAGCGCATGGTTCGCCGAAGCGTCCCCGACTTGCAAGAGCGGATGGATGCCGAAGCGGAACTCATCCCGTCATCGACCGACCTTCTGGAGCTCACCCGTGACGTTGTCATTGGCATGGTCACGCGGGTGTTCCGAAACCCGGAGGGCAAGCGTTCGATCCAGAGCGCGTCTGGACCCCTCTCGGAGTCAACCACCTTTGGTGGTGACACTCCGGGCGGACTGGTCATGACGAGTGAGGAAACGGACCTACTCTCTGGGTTCCGGCCCGGTGAAGCCTTTGTGGTGGACCTCATCGCCGGACACCAGGAGGCACCTCGTGCCTTTCCCTGGTGATTTCCTTCCGAACCATGCGCGCACCGATGTCGTGGTGCTGACCCCGGCCATGGTTGATGAGCGGGGCGAACTGGTCGCTGACTGGTCCGCCCCGCTCGAAACCCCGGCTCCGGGGTGCATCGCCCACGACGGCGGCATCTCATCCGACTGGCAGCACGCCGCGGCATTGAAGGTGGACCGCACGGTCTACTTCCCGCCCGATCAGGAGCCGCCGGCACTGTTCCGGATCCGGTTTCCCGACAGCCCCGAGACATTCAGTCTCAAGGGCGAAGTGAAGCGGTGGATCTACGGCCTGCGCATCGACTGCTTCGCGGTCGAGCTTGAACGGCGAAGGGATGGGCTCTGATGGCAAAGAAGGTCAAGGTGCAGATGAATCGGGCCGGCATGAGGGCCCTGCTGTCCGGACCGGAGATGCAGGCCGCGATGCTCAGCGAAGCCTCCAAGCGGGTTCCTGATGGCAAGGGGTACGAGGCTCGTGCTGGCGAGACTGGCGGCAACCGCACGCGTGCATTTATCGCGGCGACTGACTGGTCTTCGTACAACGACAATGCCCGCAACGCGACCCTGCTGCGGTCCTTGGGCGGTGGCTGATGCTTGTTCCCGCTGATGTCGAGTACGCGGTCAGGGAGTACCTGAAGCCACTGCTCACGGTTCCGGTGTCATCGAGTCTCGGGGCGACTGCCAGTCAGGTGGTCGCCTTTTCTGTGGGCGGTTCGGAGGCCACGTTGGTGTCCGGTCGTCCGCGGTTGGTCTTCGACTGCTACGGCGAACGTGAGGCCCAGGCTTGGACGCTGGCGCAGAAGGCCTTCGGGCTGGTCAAGGATCTGGACTGCCGAATGATCGGCGGGGTCCAGCTCTACGACGTGACCGCGACCCTACCGGCGAACCTTCCCCACCCGGATAAGCCGACCCTGTTCCGGTATCAATTCAACGCAATCATTCACGCCCGCCATGTGCGGGCTTCTTAGCTTAAGGGGGCCGTCTCGATGACGACTACTGATGATGTTCTGATTGGCGCACCTGACCGATCTACCGTTGCGGGCGTGGTCGGGTATGCATACACCCTGCCGACCGACGCGACGCTTCCGACTGATACGACCACCGCCCTTGAGGCAGGCGCCGAAGACCTCGGCTACGTGTCCGAGGATGGGCTGGCGATCTCCACCGACCGAAGCACCGAACCGATCCGGGACTGGAACCTGGACGACGTTCGCCTGCTGCTGACCGAACACTCGGCAACGCTCACGTTCACGATCATCTCGTGGACCGTGGCGGGGCTCAAGGCGTACTTCGGCGATGAGAACGTCACCGAGTCGGCAAGCGAGATCGTGGTCAAGATCAACGGCCGCGACATCGGCAACCGGGCGTGGGTGTTCAACCTCAAGGACATGAACCGCAAGCGCCGCGTCGTGGTGCCGAATGGGGCTCTCTCTTCGCAGGGCGAGATCACCTTTGTGAAGGGCGAATCGACTCCGCTGGAGATCGAGCTTACTGCCCTCGTTGATGACGCTGGCGAAAAGATCTACATCTACACGGCGACTGCCGCGTAGCAACAAACTCGTGCGGGCAGTTCAGTGGGTGCGCTGCCCGCACGTTCTTTTCTAGCACCCATCACAAGCTTTTAGGAGCACCCACTCATGTCGAATAACCGCAACCGCAACCGACGCCCGCAGCAGGCAAACCAGCAGGACGCGCAGGGTCCCGAGGACAAGCCATTCATCTTCAAGTCCAAGACCGGCACGACCATCCGGATCCCCGCCGGCACCCCGTACGTTCCGTCCGCTCGCGCAGTGTCCAAGCTTGCCGCGGCGATGGAATCAGAAGGGGAAGGGAGTGAGATTGCCGCACTGGCAGCAACGTTCAACCTGATCACCTCGGGATTCCCGAGTGAGGTCGCCGACAAGATCGACCTCGCTCTCGATGAGCTCCAGGCGTTCACCACGGCTTACCAGCGGTTCACGGGTACTTCGATCCCAAAATAATCTGGCTGCTCACCCTGCCGGAACGAGAGCGGGACGCCATCGAAGCGGACCTCGTGCGAGCAGGCTGGACCCTCGCCGACGCGCCTCACCACTTATCGTGGCGGGCGCTTTTTTCGTTCATCCAGTTCCTCGGTCCCGAGTCGGCTTACATGCGGGTCACAAACCCCGAGTACGCATTCTGGCTCGGATCCGAGGGTGTCCCGAACCTCTTGGCCGCTCTGGTCGATGTCGGGAACACGCAGGTGTGGCAGCAGTCCAAGGACGGCAGCAAGAACCGCAACAGGCCCAAGCCAATCAAACGGCCATGGTCCAAATCCAATTCCAAGCAAGTCGGCAGCGGGCCAATCCCTGCTTCCGAGTGGGCTGATTTCTGGGGCGATGGCTCCTAAGAGTAGGTGGTGACCGCGTGGCCGATGGTGCTGAAATCGCAAAAGCCTGGGTGACGATCATCCCCTCAGCCAAAGGCATGGGCAAGGGCATTGAGTCCGAGCTCGGCGGCATTGGTGAGACTGGCGGCAAGAAAGCCTCCAAAGGGTTCCTTGGCGGCATGGGCGGCGTCATTGGCGGCGTGGGCAAGGTTGCTCTTGGCGCGGTCGGCATCGTCGGTGGCGCCATCGCTGGAATGGCCATTGCTGGTGGTGTATCCCGTGCGCTGAACATCGAGGACGCGCAGGCCAAGCTCTCCGGTCTCGGTCACTCGGCTAAGGCCGTCGAGGGCATCATGAACAACGCCTCGGCCTCGGTGAAGGGTACCGCGTTCGGTCTCGGCGATGCCGCGGCTGTCGCCGCCGGAGCTGTTGCTGCCGGAGTGAAGCCGGGCCAGGATCTTGAGCGCACCCTAAAGCTTATGGGCGACGGTGCAACAATCGCCGGATCGACCATGGGCGAGATGGGCGCGATCTTCAACAAGGTCGCTTCATCCGACATGGTGCAGGGCGATGTCCTCGCGCAACTCGGTGACCGCGGAATCCCGATCTTGCAGTTGCTTGGCGACGAGATGGGCAAGTCGTCAGCGGAGGTCAAGAAGCTGGCATCCGCTGGCAAGATCGATTTTGCAACATTCCAGAACGCCATGGAAAAGGGAATGGGCGGCGCCGCGCTCAAGTCTGGCGACACATTCAAGGGTTCCCTGGCTAACACCAAAGCGGCACTTTCCCGTATCGGTGAAACCATTGTCGTCCCATTCTTGACGATGATGCAGCAGGGCATGGGCGTCCTTATTCCAGTGCTCGACGGAATTAACGGGGCGCTCAAGCCTGTCATGGCAGCCTTCGGCGAGTGGGCAAGCTCTAACCTGCCCATCCTCATCACGGAAATATCCGGTGGCTTTAAGGCCATGGGCGCTGCATTCTCTGATGGCGAAGACGAGATAACTTCGTCTGGCCTCGCCGGATTCCTTGAGGGCATCGGGGTAGCTGCCCGCAACGTGGTTGACGCTGTCGGCCCCACATTCTCCGAGATTAGCGGTGGAGTGCAGGCGATGGCTGCCGCGTTCATGGACGGCGAGGACCACATCACGTCCTCGGGTCTCGCTGGGATCTTCGAGGGCATCGGGGTTTCGGCGCGCAACGCGGTTGACGTGTTCGCTGCCGGGTGGGAAGCCCTCGGCCCGTCGGTCATGGCGCTAATCCCGCAGATTCTTCAACTAGTTTCTTCGATCTCGCCGCTGGGGCTCATCTTCCAGATGATCGCCCCGTTCCTTCCGCAGATTGCCGAGATGCTTATGGGTATCGCGGCGGCTGTCGTGCAGGTGCTTGGCGTCATTATCCCGCTGGTGCAGAGCATCCTTTCGCAACTGATGCCCGTGTTCATGCAGCTGGTGGGCGCTGTCCTGCCTCCGGTGATCGCCATCGTTGGCCTGCTGGTCGCGGCGATTGGTCCACTGGTTTCAATCCTTGGCCCGATCCTTACCGGTGTCATTAACGCGCTAATGCCCGTAGTGATCACCGTGTTTGGTCTGATCCAAACCGTGATAACCACCGTGCTCGGCGTGGTGCAAGGAATCATCGGGGCATTCACCGCGGCACTCTCGGGTGACTGGTCCACATTCTGGGATTCCATCGGCTCTATCTTCTCTACGATCCTGGGCGGCATTGCTACTTTCGCGGCGCAGTTCTTTGGTGAGCTGCCCGGGAAGATCCTCGGCGCCCTCGGTGATCTTGGCGGGCTGCTTCTGGGCGCAGGCGGGCAGATCATGAAGGGCCTGCTTGACGGCCTTCTGGCCGGCTTCGGTAAGGTCAAGGACTTTGTTGGTGGCATCGGTTCATGGATCGCTGACAACAAGGGGCCGAAGGCCTACGACCTGGCGCTGCTGGTTCCTGCCGGCGGTTGGATCATGGATGGCCTTGGGTCGGGCATCGAGGATTCGATGCCCGCGCTTGGGTCCACCCTCTCCGATGTTTCGTGGATGATCCAGAACGGGATCGACCCGGAGCTTGAAGCGGGCGTGAGTGCTCGCGTGTCGGCCGCTGTGCCGGCAATGGCGGGCGCAGTTAGTTCGGTTGCGCCCGACAGTGTTGCGCCTGCCGCGCAGGCTGCTGCTGGTGGCGTGACGTTCGCGCCCACGGCCAACACCACAGACCCGGATGAAGTCATTCAGGAGCTGTGGGGCAAGTTCGAGATTTGGCTACGTGAAACCGGACAGATGTAGAGAGGCGGTGGCTCGTGCCAACCAAACAGATCATGCTCGCGGATCAGGTTCTTCACGGCTCAACCCGTGAGGGTGAATGGATCACGGAAAAGATTTCCGGCTGGTACGAGCCGCCGAACTCAAAGGGTGGCGAGGAGGAGCGGGCGCTGGCTGATGGCGACTATGACGCGCAGCTCTACTACGCAGCCCGCATGGTCACCCTTGACGGGATTCTATTCCACAAAGGGCGGGGGCGAGCGGTGCAGGCGCTGGAGCGGCTGGCTGTTGCTGCCTCGCTGAACTCCCGCAAGCTGGTTGTGACCGACTTTGGCTTGAGCCGTTTCGCGAACGTGAAATTGCAGGGAGTGGATTTCACTCCAACTACGACGAGTGCGATCCGATGGCAAGTCCGCTTGAAGGCCACCGACCCGTATAAGTACGGCGAGAAGACCTCATTCTCGGGTGCGGCCGGCACGGCGTTCGATGTGTTCCAGCGTGGCACGGTTCCGGCATGGCCGTTCATCACGGTGACGGGGTCCATGCCGGGCGGGTATGAGGTGATGATCGGCGGGAAGCTTATCGAGGTCACCCGGGCGCTCACGACGGGCAACCCGCACACCATTGATACGCGCACGGGGATCCTTCGGGTGAACGGTGCAGTGGCGATCAACGGGCTGGGCATTGCCGAGTTGTTCCGGGTGAACCCTGGCATGCCGCAGTCGGTCTACGCGGTGGCCAAGAGCACTGGCACGGGCACGGTCAAGCTCGACGTGACTGACACTTATATCTAGAAGGAGGCCCCATGGCCGGGTACAAGGTCTATACGGTCTCCACGAGTACGTGGGGCGACCGGCAGCTGGTGGATGCGAAGGCGGCACCGTGGAAGCGGACGTTCAACGAGTCCGCCGGCGGATTGCAGGCCACCTTCAAGCTGTCGGATCCAAAGGTCGCCGCGGTGGCCCGGGCTGGTGCGCTGACTCCGGTGGAGCGGTGCCTGGTCGTGGAGCACGACGGCGTGGTCCTCTATGCGGGGATCATCTGGGAGGACGACTACGACGACGATGCGCGCACGCTCACCGTATCCCACGAGGATATCTGGTCGCTGCTTGCCCTGCGGCTGGTCGCGGCGGACCGTACCGGGGCCATTCCCGCGTGGAAGCAAACGTACTCCGGTCTGGAATACGACACCATCGTGAAGCGGCTGATGCAGCTTGCCACGACCGGGGCCGGGCGAACCCTCCCGATCCAGTACGAAGCCGACTACTCCGGTGGTCGGTCTCGCACCTACTACGGGTACAACCTGGACACCGCCATCGACGCGATCACGGAGATCGCGAACCTGCCCGGTGGTCCGGACGTGGATCTGCGCCCCGAGTGGGCAACCGCCAGTTCCACGCTCCAGTGGACGCTGCGGACCGGCAACATGAACCCGGATTCCAAGACCATCGAGGTTGTGGTGTCCGCGGACCATGCGGCGGTGAAGGGTATCAAGCGCAAGCGGTCCGCCCGGGAACGTTCCACCCGCATCATGGGTGTGGGCGAAGGGTCGGGCAAGGACATCAAGGTCCGCGCCAGCACCGACCCCGGGCCGTTTGAGCTGGAACGTATCGAGCAGGCCAAGAACGTGAAGAACCTGACCGACTTGCAGGACTTCGCGGACGGCAAGCAGTACACCCGCAACATGAATATCACCCAGTATTCGATGGACTTGAACATCCTCTCCCCGGTCATCGGGAACTTGTGGACGCTCAAGCCCGGCGCGTACCTGCGCTGGTACACCAGCGGAAACCCGGTGATCGCGGATGGCTGGAAGCAGCACAAGATCATCGAATACTCCGGGGATACGGCATCGAACTGGATCCATCTTGAATTGCAGTAGGAGGTTCCATGGCTGAGAAGATCAATCTCCGTTCCTCGAAGGTGAAGGAGCAGAAGCGGCGGGTTGCCGACTATGGCACCGAAACCCCGCTCTCATCGACGGCCGTGGAGCGCGGGTCTACACGGTGGCTCAGTGGGTCCACAGTCGTTATCGAGGGCCTGCTCGACGTCACCGGTACGACGACCATCAGTGGCGCCCTGAACGTTTCCGGGACCACAACGCTGTCCGGTGCCACGACCATCGCGGGCCCAACCGGCATCACCGGAGCGCTGACCATCGCAGGTTCGATGGATGTCACCGGGCCAACAACCCTCGCAGGAACCTTGGACATCACCGGGGACACCTCGATCACCGGCCTGTTGGACATCACCGGCAGGACCACGATCAGCAACGACTTGGAGCTGCTGGCAGGCGGCCTGTTCAAGGCCGGCGAAACATCGATCGAACCGACCGGCAAGGCAACGTTCGGGACCTTCATCATCGACCCGGCATCAAACAAGCTGATCCAGGCACCAGGCGGATGGCTCTTCAGCGACGGCATAGACCAGATGGGACTATCGTCATCGTCAACATCTAGCGTCAATCTCAACAGCTCGTACGCGGAACTGAACTATCTAGGTTCTTCAACGATTCGGGCTGAAGCGGGGTTGATCAACCTCAACGCGCCCCAGATCAGCGTCAACGGAAAGATGGTTGTTACTGGAGAGGTCACGCTCCAGTCGGCGACGCTTCGATTCACGGGTCTTTTGCCGGAGACCGCCAACCGCCCCAACCTACATATTGCCTCGAATGGCAGGATCTACAAGTCCACCTGGGTGCCGTAGATCCGGCGGACTACTTCGCGAGGAAGTCGCAGTAAGCCTTGTCGGCTGCGTACGACAAGTTCTTGTTGAACACCGCGGACTTGGAAACCTTGAACGGCTTCCCCTCATCGCAGAACGCATGCAGCCCCGCGACAACCTTCTTCGCAGAGGGATCATCCGAGATGCCGTGGGCGTTGGCCCGGGTCTCGGCGAACTCAACGAACTGCTTTTCGATCTGTGCATTCGGATTCTCCGACGGCGCAGCCGCTACCTCCGCCTTGGGGCTGGCGCTCGCCGACGCAGGCGCACTGGTCTCGGCCGTCAACGGTTCACTCGGGGATGCCGAGCACCCGGTCAGGGCCACAAGCGCGGCCACGGCAACAATCATTCCCCCATGTTTCATCATGTGCCGAAGTCTATGGCACCCCACCCACCACAAGCCAAAGGATGACCGCATGGACCCCGACGAACTATTCCTCCACAATCACATCCTCGCCGAGTACCAGCAGGAAGTGCACCGGCTCAAGTTCGAGCTGGCGCGGGCAAACGCCCAGTCCGCGCAGAAGGACCAGCGCAATGCCGAGCTGGAGCGCCAGCTGGTAGCGGCCCGGGGTCCGTCCTTGCCCCACGGGCCAGCGGGTGACGCTTCCCCGAAACCCGGCCCGCCTCCCTCCCGCTAACCCCAACCCACCCCAAGCCACCGATCGCACGGTGGCTTTCCTATTGCCCGAAAGGCGGTGCCCCATTGCCAACGATCACTGGGGAACTTCGAGACATCGTGGGCGCCACGCTCACCTCCCGGGTCGGGAAGCTGGTCTTCCGGCTCAACACCCCCAACATCGGCACGGCCGGCGCCATTGCCTCCCGTGTCCTGCCCACCGCTGAGCACCCGGTCACCCCCTCGTCCGATGGATCGTTCTCGGTGGAACTGACCCAAACCGACCTACTGCTCACCGATGCCTGGTACGTCCTGAGCATCGAGTGGAACGACGCGAGCATGCCGAACACCGACTTCCCCGAGTGGCAGATCCGGGTCACCGGCGGCGGAACCCTGCTGGATATGGTCGTGCTCGGTCCCCCGCATGGCGGGTGGGGCGGCCCGCTGGCCAACCTTTCCCTGGTGCTCGTCAGCCTGACCCAGCCGGAGAACCTGCAAGCGGGCCAGCTCTGGCTTCAGGCGGCACCCGATTCCTACGCAAGCCCGAACCCGGCACTAAACACCGGCAAACTCTTTAGGGGGGCATGACCCATGGCACTAGCAAAACGAGTCGTCCACGTCGCATCACTTCGAGGCCCCGAAGGACCGATCGGCCCCGCCGGCCCGGGCTGGTCCCGAGGCTTGGTTCCAGACGGAACCAATCTCGACAGTTGGAAGACCGCGGCATATGTGGGCGGGTGGTTCATTGCCTCGCCCGAATCAGCCGCTACGATTACTGGCTTGCCGACTGGCTTTACCCGCGGCAACTTGGCTATTCATGCTGGCCCCGCCGGGTATTCGTATGTAACGCAGGTGCTGATGCAGTCCGGGCCGCGCCCCGTAACTTACACCCGCACGATGCTCAGCGCCGAACTGTGGTCCGAATGGCAGACGATGCTCACCACGGGCAGGATCCTTGCCGAGGGAACCCGCCTGGACGACTGGTCAGGGCATGAGCGCGCCGGGTCTTGGTACGTCCCCACAGGCCCGCATGCGGCAACAATTGTCGGGCTGCCCTCCCGGCTCCCGGGTAACCTGCTGGTGCTCTCAGGCCCCCCGGGGTACAGCTATACCGCCCAGGTCTACCTCACGTCGGGGAACATCGATGAGCAGGCCGTGTACTGGCGCTCGCTCGCTGGCGTGGGGGCATGGTGGTCGTGGAAGGCGCTCGGCACCAATAGCGGCGGCGGGGGCGGTGACCCTTATGAGCCCGTAGCCGCTGGCATGAAGAATGCCGACCTGCTGGACATGCTCGTACAGCGCAAGGGCGGGCCAATCGGGACGGGCGGACGTGCCGGATTTGCTCTCCGCGTTGACCACGGGACCGACGCATTCCAGTCCGACCTTGGGCCACTTGTGAAAAAATACGGTATCCCATTGACTATGGCGGTCTACTCCAAGCAGCGAGAGGTCAACCCGGACAACAACGGTGTTGAGTGGAGCATCGTTGAGCAATGGCATCGCACCCATGGCATGAGCTTCGGCAACCACTCAGACGACCACTTGGACAAGCCAGACGCAGGCGGGTGGGAAGGTGGAACCATCGGTTCAGCGGCAGCCCTAAAGAGCCTGATGCCCACCGTCCCGGTCGAGCAGTACATTCCTCACGGGTCGGTAGGATTCGATCGCTACGGCGGATTCAACGCGGCAAACTCGCACGACGCAATCGTGGGCACCTTGGCCGGGCGAATGGCACTGTCGTCGCATGCACTAGTTTCCGGGTACAGAGGGGGTCAGTTTCGGCCATTGCACGGTCGCCCAATGCAAGGCTTGGCTCACTGGACCATGGAGGAAGCGACCCCTGCCGAGTTCAAGGCGATGCTCGATGAGGCCATCTCCGAAAAGGTTGGCCTGGCGGTCATGTTCCATCCCGAGTTCATCGGCAGGACCAACAAGATGACCTGGGAGCAGGTGGAAGAATGCCTTGCCTACGTGGCGCAGAAGCGGGATGAGGGCGTACTCATTCCTCTCACCCTGGATGGTTTGGCCTGCGCAGACTCTGGCTCTTCCTTCCGGCATGACCTTCACCTCGACCCCCTCCTCTCCACTCCAGCGTCTTGGACGGGATCCGGCTTTACGCTAACGGCTGGAGCGTTCACCTCCAGTTCGGCGGGCGCGTCTGTTTATCATGACGTTCCCATGACGCGTAAGACGTGGGCACGCGGGGGCGTGCGTGAGGCGCAGTGGAAGGTCAATGTCAGTAGCACTGCAACGGTAACCGTTTCGGCGGCCTCGGCGAACGGGACATGGACTACCGATCGCACCGTTCAGCTTGCCACGGGGCAACGGAAAATCCACTTGCCCTTCGGGATTCCCCTAAACCAGTCCCAGCCAATCCGCACGAAGCTGACAGTGGTGTCGGGTGGGCTGACCATCTCGGAGTCCCACCTGTACTCAAGCTAGACCTAACCAGAGCCAACCAAGCGCCCGCGGGGGCGCATCTTTGATGCCCTCCGCGGGCGCAACCCTCCCTCCCGAAAGGCAACCATGCCCATCATCCTCGCGCCGGAAGGTGCCGCCCATGCCTGACCCGACCCACTCCCGGAGGTAACCCCGTGATGGACGCTATACCGTGGGCCGCGATTGGGGGGCTCACTCCCGGCGGCATCGTGACACTGGTCGTCTGGATGGTCCTCACCGGCCGCATCATCCCCAAATCAACTTATGACGTGATGGTGAAGGCCCGCGACGACTGGCAAGCCACCGCACAGAAAAAGCAGGAGATCATCCAGACGCAGGCCGAAGCGATCCGGGACCAGTCTGTGGTCGCGGAAACCGTCGCGAAGGTCATGACGGCTGTGCAGGATGCGACGCGGGCAGGTGACGCGCCATGATCTTCCCCCGCAAGCGCAGGAAGCAAGCCGACCGTGAAGCCCTTGAAGCGTTGGCCGCGAAGATCCAGGCAGGTGTTGAGCTTGCGGCGGTGAAGGAAATCCGTCGCGAGGTCGGCGCACAGTCCGAACGGATCCGCGAAATCAACGCGGCAAACCATTTCAGTGAAGGCCTGCACAGGTCGTTTAGGAGCAGGCCAGTATGACGATCCAACCACTTACCGGCATCCTCATGGCCGTAGCACTCACCGAAACCGTTGTTGTGATGATCGGCTGGCACCGGATGACCAATGGTGCATGGACCGGGTTCCCTGCTGGCCGGGTCCTCATGGGCCTACTCGGGGTGCTAGCGGCGATCCTCACGCTCGCGACCATATCTAGCTGGCTCCCCGGGTTCCCGGGCCGCCCATGGATCTACGTCGGGCTGTACATGTCCCTGATCGTGGTGCTTGGTTGGCTCGGCTGGACGATCTTCCGTGAGCAACACAAACGCAACTAGCACCCCGAACCCCCAAGCCCGTGACCGTCCTGGTCCGGGCTTTTCTCATGCCCGAAAACAGGAGGCCCTCGCCATGAGCGATATCCCAGACCCGTTGGATGCGATCGAGGACTTCGACGCGGAAGACCCCAACCCGGAGCCGGTCACCGATCCGGAACACCCCGACTACATCGAGCCCGCGGCCGGCATCCGGCCCCGCGCTCGGAAGGAAGGCTGATCCATGGCTATCTACAGCGGCTACGTTGGCGCCAAGACCTGCACGCAGGGACCGACCACTGGTGCCCGCGGGGCCATTGCTTGGTTCCTGGCCAAGTACGCGGACGACGGCGGCCTGAACGCGGGCATCTACAACTGCCGGCCCATCCGCGGCTCCACCCGCACCACGTCCCTGCACGGCGAAGGCCGGGCCTTCGATGCCGCCATCCGGCCGTACTCCGCGGCGTACGGGACCAAGCTGGCCGACCTGATCCGCCGGCACTCGGCCGAGCTTGGCGTCCAGTGCGTGATCTGGAACCGTCGGATCTGGTCCGGCTACTACGACGAATGGCGCACGTACACGGGAGTGAACCCGCACGTGGACCACCTGCACGTGGAGCTGTCGTGGGCTGCGGCGAACCGCAGTGTCGCCGACACGGTGGCGCTGTGGGAGAAGGTGTTGGGCGATCTGGTGGATGACGACACCGAGGTGAAGCCGGTCGGCAGCACCAAGCCGAGCACCTCCGCCACGCCGTCCACGGGCGGCGGGTCGGTTGTGGACTGGCTCAACGCCCGCAAGCGCGATTCGTCCTACGCGGCACGCGCCCGACTGGCGGCCCAGTACGGCATCAAGGGCTACTCGGGCACCGCGGCGCAGAACACGGCGTTGCTGGCCAAGCTCAAGGGCGGGGCACCGGCGGAGAAGCCCGCGCCGGTCAAGCCGAAGCCCGCGGCAAAGTTCGTGGCGCAGATGGCCGCGGAGGTCCGCGCCGGCAAACACGGCAATGGCCACGACGTGCGCCGCAAGTCCCTCGGGATCAGCGCCGCGGTCTATGCGCAGGTGCGCGCCGCCGTGAACGGCAAAGCCGCGGGCAAGAGCATCGCGGACATGGCCACCGAAGTCATCCAGGGCAAGCACGGGAACGGCCACGCGGCCCGGCAGAAGTCCCTCGGCGTCACCAACGCGACCTACGCCAAGGTCCGCGCCGAAGTCAACCGACGAGCATAAGGAGCAACACCGTGTCCAAGCACATCGCACTCACCACACAGAGCGCGCACCCGTGGCGGGCCGTCATCCGCACGCTACTGGCTGCCGTGATCGCGCTGGCCGCCATGGCGCCGCTGATCTACTCGGCCATCACGCAGGCCGACCCCGAGGGCGCTACCGGGGCCGCAGCGGGGGCGCTAGCCATCGCTGGTGCCATTACCCGCGTGCTGGCCCTCCCGGTCGTTGAGACGTTCTTGCAGCGCTTCGTGCCATGGCTGGCTGCCTCGGCCCGTGGCGACGGCGACCCGGCCAACTTGGACGGTTACCCGGTTGCCGAGCCGCACCCCGCGACCGAGGCGGACCCGGAGCGATACCGCGGCGAGTAGAGCGGCGTCAAAAGTGAATCGTTACAGAAACGTGACCACGCTACACCATTGAAACAAGCCCCGGTCATGGTGTAGCAGTTTCACAAACCCGACTCATTCACGGTTCCCAACCACTCGCAAAACCCGCGCACACATGCGGGATGCGTTGCCAACGAGCTGACCGGCACGGTGACCACGCAAAGAAGCCCCCGAACCATCCGGCAACGGACAGTTCGGGGGCTTCTTTTTTGTGCCCGGAATCAGGCGGTGAGTTCTCCGCGCTTCTTCTCGGGGATCGCCTTCACTGGCTCGATGTCGAACAGCCCTCCCATTGCGGCGCCCATCGTTAGGGCCCCACGCTTGAGTGCTTCGGGCATCAGGTGCGAGTAGATCTTTGACGTGGTGTTGATCGACTGGTGACCCATAAGCCTGGACAGGTCGAACATCGTAGAGGGAGGATCGCCCGCCAACATCCATGACGCGTACGTGTGGCGCAGGTCGTGGATCCGCGGGGACTTCTTGAGCCCGTCCGCTTGGGCTGCCCTCAGTGCCGGCTTCCATGCCTTGTTGTGGAGTGCTTGCGTGGTGACTTCTCCCCCGGCCTTCATCCGGAACACCTGCTTATCGGCCGCACACGCCTGCACCTGGGGCGCAACGGCCCGCGCTAGGGCAGAGTCCATCGGGACTGTCCGGCGTGCTTGCTCGGTCTTTGGTGGGCCAATGGTGCGCCCGTTCTTGTCGTCGCGCTTCCACGCCTTTGTGACGCGCACCGTGTACTCCCCGCCCGCGTCGCTAAAGTCGCCCGGAATCAGGGCTGTGGCCTCACTGAACCGGAGCCCCGTCCCCACCAGAAACAGGATCAGAGGATGGAAATGCCTATCTAGATGCTTGAGGACCAAAGCAAGTTCCGACTTCGTGAGGAACGTGGCCTTATCCTCGGTATGGTCGGCCTTCGGAAGCCTCGTGTGTTCGCATGGATTGTCGGCTCGATACTTCTTGTACTGGGCCGTCTTGACGATGGAGTACAGGAACCCGTGAACGTTGCCAATCGTCTTTGGCGAGAGGCCCTTGCCTCGCATGTACTGCACCCACTCGGCTACGTCCTCTTCGGTGAGCAGGTTCACTGGCATATCCCCCAGCGTCGGGTTGATGTGGTTCACCAGCATGCGCTCATAGGTATGCCGACTATGCACGCTGATGTCGCTCAGTCGCTTGAGGTGAGTCTCGGCAACGTCTCTAATTTTGGGGCTATCAGAGGACGCGGCAAGAATCTGGCGCTCTGCCTTGAGTGCGTCATGGTCGCACGCTTCGAGCACCTTTTTGAACATCTCGGCCTCGGGCAGTGTTTCGAAAGATTCATTGTCCTGCTTGCCATGCACGCGCCACTTCACCTGATAGGAGGTGATGATCCCCTTCGCGTTTTTGCGGGGTATGAGACTAGCCATGTGCCCTAGTTTAATCGACCTTGGGAACACAAGGCCAGAGAATGGGAACAGGCCCGGAAACATCTGCAT